TACCATCTCCTCTAACTACTAAAGCCTCTATTGGTGTGTCATCTGAATCTCCTTGTACGTGAAGAAGATTATAACCAGTACTGCTAGGTGTTGCACAATGTATATAAGCTACATCACCAGTATGACCACCAATAAAAGAACTTACTTCAAATAAAGGTGTTTTTTGTACACCTGATACAATTTTAACATCACCTTGAACGTGAAGCGTATCATTTGGTGACGTCTCATTTATTCCCACATTACCTGATGTGGTTATAGTCATAGTGTTATTTCCAGAGCCATCTCTTATGGTTACATTAGCAACATTACCATCAATGCCACCCATAAACATATCACCATTGTTATCAATGCCAATCATTCTCAATGCTGTAGAACCATTGCTATGAGTTCCTTCAAAATATTTGTTATTAGCTACTCTTGCACTATCATTAAATATTCCTTTACCTGCAAACGTTGCAGATAAATCTGAAGCAAGTGTCAAAGAATCTACATCATTATTTTTAAATGCGATTTGGTGTGTGCCAGTTCTTGCCATACCAGTTTCTGTATCTGATGCA